AGCGATTGATAGCTCACGTAGGGGATTGTCGGAATGGTCATCAGGATGTGAACGCCCGAGAAATCCGACCGATAATTGGTAATCACAGAATCCACAGAGTTATAGGCCGTCCCATTTCCGGTGAACTGCACGCCGCACTGCCAGATCGTCTGGTACGAGACATAGCAAACGCTGTCGCTTGCTCCGTTGTAGCGGCTCCACGGATCGCCACCCATGCGAACCAGCGGCACACTGATGCTTGTGGCGAAAGTGTTGTCGAGTCCATTTCCGGCCCCCATGAATCCGTAGATGTCGGGATAAATGGTGCCGCGTGATGTTCCTGCTGCAACAGTCAGTGCGGGAGCAAGCTGGTAAGCGCCGGAATCCCATGCCTGTGGAGTAACACCAATCTGAGGCCGCTGAATCGCCGGGCGTTGCGGACAGACACTTTCTACCACGGTGTTGATCGTTTGCTCCGTGCAGGCCAGAGTGGTATCCAGCGCGAGAGCAGCAAATTGCCCTGTGGCAGAAGCGTTCAGATTACCCCCGGCCCCGATAGGGCAATTGGTCGGGATGCCGTTGCAATTCCTTGAGGTCGGCCCAAAGGAATAGGTGCTGGAATTGGAATAGCCCTGAGAGGCCCCTGCCGTTGCTGTTTCAACCTCATTGCCTGTGGCAACCAGAGTTGTGTATCCCGTAAAAGTCGTGGCGCTCATCAGTTGCGACTGAGAGACGCCATTTGGCGTGACTGTTGTCAGGCAGAAGTTATTCAGGAGCGAGATAGTGCCAGTCCACTGATTCGTTCCGTAACTGCCAAAGCACGCACCGCCGGGTGCAATGAGCGTGTTATTCCAAAGGTAAACACTGACGCCGGGAGTAGACTGCGGCCCGCCAACCGGGTCGCCACCGTTGGGGCAATTGTATCCGATGACATTGTTCCAGAGGTAATCCGTCTCTCCCGGATTTCCGATGGTGACAGTAATTCCCGCGTTCGCACAGTCGTGTATCCAGTTGTTGTAAAGATAGAGAGTCTGGCCACTGGCCAGGGATTCAAACGCATTGGAATGTTCTCCGGGTGCGCCGCTCACGACATCCGAAATATTGTTGTTGGCGTAAACTCCCGGAGCCGTCACCCGCAGGGCGTTCGCCACCAATTTCCAGATCGAATAAGATGCCGGGGCGTCGATGTTGCCGCCTGCAACCTGATCGCCGTCGGTATTGTCGATCACCCAATGGTCAATATTTACGGTACCATCGCTCTGATCCGTCCAGAACTGCGCGTCTCCCGCGCAACTTGTACACGTCCAGTCGTGGACGTAGAAATTCGAGAAGTTAAGATAGTGCGCTCCTATGCCTTTATTCAGTTCCTGAAGTCCGTAGCACGGGGAATTTTCTCCCTGTGTCCAGTCATACCCAACTTCTTCAATCCAGCTAAAGTCGGTGTAATAATTACCTCCGGTAAAGTACATCATTATGTCGAGGTTGCTGTTCGGTGTGGCAGACGTACACATCGGAGGGGAAATTGCGGTTCCGCCTGCATCGAACTTCGGGCGGTTCCACGCGCTGGCACAAGCGGATGTGTTGTACCATGATTGATCGACTGATATCTTGATATGGGCTGCGGCTGTTCCAGTCGCCGTCCATGTGAACGGAAAGCTGGCGTTCGGCCAGTCGTCACACCCCTTGAGAATGAAAATGTCCCCCGCCACGGGTGAGTAACTGAGTCCTGTATTTGCCATGCCCGGCAGCGTTTTCCACGGCGTACTGGTTGACCTTGCCTGCGTCGAAGTGTTCGAATCAGACCCCGTGGCCTGCGAAACGTAGTAAATATTCGGTGCCAGCGTGAGCCAAAGATTCCCCTGGCCGCCATTCGCCGAACTAGCATCCGTGAAAGTAATGGGAATTTGTGACCCGGCAGCGTTACGCGCGAATGCGATCAATACATGACCGCTTCCGCCAGTTACTGTGATTGGTGTTTGTACATTTATTGGCGATCCGTTTTGCTGTAGACCTGCTGAACAACTGTCCACAACGGGGGTTGAACCATTTGAAAGAAGGGCGACCGACGAAATCAATAATCCGCCGTTGCCGTTGGTCATGGCAGAGTTGATGCCGCTTTGTGCTGAACCGAAAGTGACATAGGCGGCGTTAATGTTCTGCCCGTTCGTTGACGGCACCACTGTGACGGTATTTCCGCCAACGGTACCCCCAACAGTGAATCCACCTGCGTTGGCTGTCGCACCAACCAGAACAATACCCCCGGCTGAAAGACTAAAATTCGAACTCGTCACGGAGTTGCTGCTGGACCCAGCCGGTTGATAACCCTGCGGAGCCAGCGGGACTACCGCCGCTACGTTATGAGCTTCACAAACAGTGATTGCTGGAAAGGTTTGGGCGGTGCCGGGAGTTGCGATTACGGTATAGGAACCAGCGGCAGGATTGGCAACGTATCCGGTGCCGATCTCGCCACCAAAGCCGGAAGAATAGTACTGCGCGGATGCAGGCAGTGCAGCACACAGCAACAGAAGTAATACCCGGAATAAGCGTCGCATCAAAACTCCTTGGAACAATCAATAGCCGATCCCGAGTTGTCTCCCGCATTCAGGGTCATCGTCGCGTCAGGCGTCGTGCCGCTGGTAGCCTGTATCCAGCCGACAGCCCCCCAGTTCCCGGAGTTCATCGCCTGATTGACGAACAGAGTCGTGAAGCCACCGGTCCAGTTATTTTGATTGGTTGAACTTGTGCCGCTCTGCACCATCGCTATACAGAGGTCGGTGCTCGTGACCGCCCCGGCAGCAGGTATGGATACAGATGTGCTGAAAGTTTGTTGCAGAGCGTTTGCCTGCTCGATGCCTCCTGAGACTTTAGAGGGATGCAGGTCCCATGCCCAGAAGCTCCCCGTACAATTGCCCCCAGCGCAATTCAGAGTTACAGTCCCGCCGGAATTTACCTGGGTTGCGACCTGCGCACTGTAAATGCAGGTCCCGGCCCCGGCGCTGTCGTTCGTGTCCTCAGCATAAGTATTACTTCCGCTATCTGCGATAGACGCTACGTTGTTCGGGGTAGTGCCACAGTTCTGCCCATTAAAGAAAATGGTGAGCATAATCCTGTCGCCAGCCGGGACATTCGAGCCGAGCGTACAGGACGCAGACGAATAGAATCCGCCACTGTTGTTGTGACAGATCGCAGTGACGGTCCCGCCGCCGCTTCCCGCCGCCTGCTGGATCGTCACCGGGCCTGCGATTGTCACCGGGCCTGCTATGGTGGTGCCGCTTGCGGAAACGGCAGCGGTTATATCTATGTACTCAGAAGCCGTCAGAGAAAGACCAACGTAACCAGGAGAGGTATAACTGACCATCGTGCAGCAGGTTTCCCCTTGTTGCTGCGCCATAAGAGCAGAAAGGTCAAAGGCAAACGTATCCGTCGTTAAATTTACGGCGAGCCAATAAGTGTGACCAGCAGTTAGTGTTCCACAGCCAGTTAAAGAAAATGTGTTCCAGCCAGCGGTAAGCGTGGTTGGGGTGCCAGCGCATATTAAGGTTTGTGGTAGACCCCCTGCCCCGTCAGAGTCAAAGATTCCGCAGTTCCCGCTTCCAATTCCACTAATCGCATATATCTGACAATCGCTTACCGTGCTGTTTACCGAAGGAACACATTGCGCGGCAGCCACCTGGTTATTAGTCGCCCCTCCTGTGCGGCTCCCCACCGTGGCATATCCGCAGGTGGTCGCTTTCGCGGAGCATATGAAGCACAGAAGCAATGGAAGCAATAGCAGATATTTCTTCATCTTCCCCCCGCGAACATTGTCGGCGTACCTGCTACTGGTGGAGGCGGCGTAACGGGAGGCGTCTCACCGCTATCTGTCCCTGCATAAATCAGCGAACTAACGTTCACTGGCTCGAAATTTCCCAGCGTAAGCTGTTCCAGGCAAGCGAGGTCGGCATCGTTCCAGCGCGGATCGGGGGTGCCAATCACATATCCAGCGCCGCCGTTGTCAGCCAGGATGATTCCATAATTCCTGAATCCAGTAATGATAATTGCAGCCTGTGGACTTGTGGCAGCACATGAGGGAGTGCCCACACTGGCCTTAAGGCGATAAATCTCACCCATCGGCCCAGACCAGGTACAGGGGCCTGCGGGCGGCGAAGACTGAGAAATTAGTGTGTATGTTGGGGTGCCACTACAATTTCCCACCCCAGATGTCGCAGTAGAAGGCCACACCCAATACTCAATTGCATGTGGTATGGTAAAACGTGTAGGGTGCATGACCACGCCATTTGGAGCCGATGAACTTCCAGTTCCAATAACTTCATCAGCATTCAACAAGAGAGGGGCCACTGGCAATCCTGCCGCGTCGGTCGTGCCCATTCCTTGAGGCGTAAGAGCATTACCAGAAACATCTGTCCACAAGGCATTCGATGAATCCGTCCATGGGCCACCTTCATAAATTCCCTGCCACATCTCCCAAAGCATTGGCGGATTACCGCATCCAGCTTGCTGATAGATCAGGACGTGATTGTCCGGGCCTTGTGGTGTGCTGTTGGCTGTCCCTTCGACCGGAGCGTTGTTTGGTATCGGGGCGCTCGTGAAATAGGACTGATATACCGTCGTGGTGATGCTAACGTCCGCCTGATTGCAGGGAACGTAGAACGCCGGGATGCCACCAGGATAAGGTGCATTCTCCGAAGCTCCAAACAAAGGCTCAATCGCATGGGAGGTATAGGCACTATTTATCGGCGCGGCCGGTGAAGTATCTACCGGCAGTCCGGTTGATGCAGCATCCACGCGATGATGGAATATTGAATTTGAGGGGAAGATCGTGGACATGAATCCGTTGTTTCCTGTGATCGAAAACAGGATTGCATTCTCAGCCGTCGCGCCTTTTGAGTCTGTGACGATCAGACCTGCCGTGTAATTTCCCTGTCCGCCAATCTGGGAACTACTGAGCACTCCGGTACTTCCGTTCACCGCGATACCTTCGGGGAGTGTCGGATAATTCACGGAGGTATCCATCGAAAAAGTGTAGGGGGAAGTACCGCCTGTCGCCACGAGGGTGCAACCTGCATAGGATGAGCCTTGCGTTCCCGCTGGGCATGTGGTCGTGGTTATTTGCAACGCCGAGGCCGCGACAGTCAAAGTCAATCCCGATGAAGACGCCGTGGCACTCGTAGAGTCAGTGACCTTGAAAGTTTGTGGCGCGTTTAACACGGCCGCTGTGGGGGTGCCACTCAAAACGCCCCCGGAGCTAAAATTCAGGCCGGATGGCAACGTCCCTGCTGTTTGTGACCAGGTAAATGGACTCACTCCGCCATTTGATTGGATTGTAGTGGTATAAGGCGAGCCGTTGAATCCCTCGGGCAATGTCGTGGTCGTCACGGTAAGAGTCGCTGGGGCCGTGGTCGAATAAAACGTCGCGACGATAGCGGCACCAAAAATCGCTCCACCAGTCCAACTCCATGATGGATTCTCCGCCGTTGCTGTTGTCTGAATCTGGTAGCCAGACCCAAGACCCTCTGCGGTGGAAATCCATGAAAATAGATCAAGCCCCACCAATGGACCAGCGATTGCAGGACTTGTCGGTGCATATCCCGAGAAGCAGGAAAGTACCAATTCGCCTGCGTTCGTCGGCGTAACGCTGCCCGCACTGAGCGGAGATGATCCACCAACTGCACCATTCTGTTGATCTGGCCCGGAGGCGACTCCATTGAAAGCCATCGCGGATAGTGACGATGCACCCCCGGATGCTGTGAATGTTTGCGTTGAGCTTACGGTTGGGGTGAATGAAATCCATAACTCGGATTGAGTCTGCCCGGAATTATTCTGAACGGCAACGCGGTGCCACGTATTCGATTGTGAATCTGAAATTGTATTCCCTGCCTGAAATCCGGCCCAGCATACTGCTTCCATGCAGTGAGTCGTGCAGGCACTCATATCTACTGAGGCTGTTGTTATGGCACCTCCGGTGGTGGACTGCGCTCCTGTGTGATTAACAAGCGAGATCGCACTCGCAGGCAGGCAGAACGCCAGGCTCACCAGAAGCAGGAGAATGGTTCGCATCCTAATTCGTCACCAAATATGACAGGCACACGGGATTCACCGCAACCGTCGCTAATGTCGAAATTGTGAAGCTCGTTCCCGCGGTGCGTGCCGTGATTGCCAAGCCAGATGCAGCGGTCGCGAGAGTACTATTGCATGTCACGCTCAACTTTGTGCCCAGCGTCTCGTCCGGGAAAACGAATATCTGACTGTTGGCTGTCACCGCCGAGGTATTCACGACGACTGTTGTGGCGGAGGCTGCTATTACTACGCTGCCAGCCGCCGCCGATCCGCAGACCGCAGGGGATGCAGAGGACGAGCAATTCGTTGCCGATATAATAGTCTTGGTGCCCTGCACACAACCGAAATCAACGTTGTTGAAATTGGCATGGTAGCAGTGCCCCGTCGAATCGGCCCATAGAGCATCCACGCCGCTTGCGAATCCGACAGATGGCGCTGTGCCCTCGCCTCCAGCCGCAACGCCACCTGTGCCGGGAGTAACTGCCGGTGGAGATGAACCTACGGCGACGCTGCCAGGAAACTTCGCATTGCCACTGGAATCCAGCGTCGAAGTGGATGATGGTGTCTGAGATGCCTGCGAACCTCCTCCAGTCATCAGGGCTGTGCTCGTTAACGACGCCGCGCTGGTAACGCAGGTCGTACAGGTCAGCGTCCCCGATGTGGTGATCGTGCCTCCGCCAAGTGGCGCTGTCGTGGCAATGCTTGTTACCGTCCCGCTGCCGCTCCCGCTTGCTGCGATGGTAGGGCCATACTGCCCCCTTGTAATCGTTACGTTCGTCCCGGCGACTATCGGCAGGTCGGCGCAGTCTGCGTCCCAGGCGCTCCCGGCAGGGTCAACATACATGGTGCAGGCGCGACCCTGAGCGATAACCAAAGTCGCTCCACCGTTTACGGTCCACGTTGTCGGCGTCACGGTAACTGCCGTCGCTGAACCACTGGTCGTGTTCGTCAGGCGGAACACGCAACTCGGAACAGCTAATGTGGTAGCTGTTGGCAATGTGACGGCCACGGCTACCGATCCCTGATAAGCCACGCGCCCAGGACTGCAATCGACGCTCACGATGGTATCGGTTGACGTGGTGCCTCCGACCACACGAGTCACGACGCCAGGCAATGCTCCCACGGGCGCAGTTAGTGCGCTTCCCGAAGGAACCATTACGAGAACTTGAGGGACGCCATTGGGCGTGGTGGCGAAGCTCGCGCTGCCCAGTGTCGAAGTCGTTGCCCAATAAGCAGGCTCATATTGGGTTCCTGTGCCGGGGCCGCTGCCACACCCGGTACATGAGCTTACCGTGATCGCCGGAGAACCTGAGAGTCCACCGGAGGTCCCGGTTGTGTTCTGGTTAAGCGTGGGAATCATCGCGGCAGTGATGCCCGTGATTGTTCCGCCTGCCGTAATCGCAAATATCCCGGATGCCCCCAGCGTGATCGTGTGACTTACATAAGTCAGGTCTGCCATACCCCCAAAGACACCGCCATTGTTGTACTGGACTTGGGTGCTTGAACCTCCCGGATTACCTGCCCCACCACCGCCAACGCCTGTAATACCGGACCATGAATTTGAATTGGTGTTGAAGACGAAATTAACGGCAGTCGTGGCATTTGCGGTCGAACTGATCGTTGGAGTGTTATGGATGTTCGCTGCCCAGCTCACCGTCCGATTTCCGGAACTATCCTGCGTGAAGATCAGCGTCACTACCTGTCCAGGGTTAGGATTCGTGAATGTCACAGTTGCGTTGGCATTCAGGATCACCGCAAAGGAAATAAACCCCTGCTGGAGGTTGACCGTGACCTGTCCGTTGACAATCGGGAGCTGCTGCTGTGCGAAGCAGGGCAGAGCGAAGAACAGCAGTGACGCGAGAAGTAATAGTCTTTTCATGTTGATCCTCAGAATGTCGTTAACGCCGTGCGCTTCCATGTATTCGTTGCCGTGCAAACGTAAACATAATTGGCGTCCCAGGCCGTAACCCCGGCAACGCAGGTTGCTGAGGAACTGGATGGAGTCGTCAACGGGGCACGGTAGGATGGGGCCAGCATGTTGCCACCCGCATCAATGTGCCCCAAAATGCTCTTGCTGGAATTTTTCCAGTCAAGGAGGTCGCCCGTTTCACTGGTCCGCTGATTCAGCGACAGGTTTGCGAGAGTTGGATTCGGGATGCTTTTGTAAATGTTCCAGCTCGCAGCTGTGTCTGCGTCATCGTACAGGCCACCGAATATTCCACAAAAGCCTCCTGCTGCGCAATCGTTGCCGCCCGCGTAAAAGATTCCGCTCCCGTCCAGGATAATGCCGCCCCAGTTGACTCCGGTTCCGAGGTTGGCTGTCGTCGCGGTGCCCGCCATGTGAATAATTCCGCTGACTGCTTTTGTGCCGGAGAAAATCGGGGCGCTGGTGGTTACCGGGTTGGCGGGGAGCCAGACTTCCACATCCAGAATCGCCTGGGCACCTGATCCGGTAGATAAAATTGCAGCGACACCGACTGGATCGGAAACTATCGGCTCGACAATGCGGATACCCTGGAAGCATGTATATGTGGAATCCAGGTTAATCATGTGCTGATAGCCGGAAGTCTGAGCATTCTCGTATAAAATCTTGTCAAATACTAAATCGGTCGAGCAGGCACCGTTAGCGGCAGGTAGGGCGTTAACTTCAATGCCCTGAAGGTTTATTGTCAAATAAGTATCGTCAGAGCCTGATATATCAACATCCCTTACCGGATCAGATGCGCTGATGCTCGTTAGCGTGATGCTTGGGTTCGTGCTACCCAGCCCCGGTGCATAGGAACCTCCATGCAGTCGGAGGCCAAAACCCCCATACTGAATGAATGGAACAGCAGTAGTCGCATTGGAGACAGCAATATCATCAATCCATTGATCGACAGCGACTCCAAGAGAGGGCGTACCAGCCTGGAAACAGGTGCCTGTGAAAGTCGTCGCGCAGGAGATGTTCTGAACTATCTGAGGGTTGCCCTGGCTGGCAACATTATCCATTTCCACGACAGGAGAGATGGAAGCTGGAATCGGGGTGATCTGAGCTGTGGGCTTCGTGCCAAACTGCGTGAACTGAGCGCCGATATTGGGCTGGCCGAGCAGTTTGTATAGATCGCGCAGGTGCACTGTGCCAGTGATAGTGAATCCCGTTCGAGCCTGCAAAGTAATCCAGGCAGTCGTTACCGGAAGCGGATTCGGTGGCAGCCAGACGCAGTTGTCGATGTTGACTATTCCGCCTGCCGGCGAGGCTGCAATTGCTGCGTTGATCGCCGCGAGAATCCCGGCAGAGTCGGTCGCGACATTACCCGTATTGCCATTGCAGACCGCGCCATGAGCTACGGCATCGTATGAAGGCAAAGGCCCGGCATAATAGATGGATTGCCCCGTCTGCGTTGAAATGGCAAAGCCGTATGGATTGATTCTTCCGCTCGCGGTTATCGTGACGGTGTAAGCCCCCGAAGCGGCAAAGAAAGAAAAGTTTCCCTGCCCATCGCTCAATAAAACTGAGATTGGATGCGCCAGGCCGGGGTCCGCATAAATCGAAACGGGAGTGGTGCAGGGAAGCGGTCCGTTGTAATTGCCGCTCGTGCTGTAGTTCGAGGAACTGTACGAACACACGGTAATCGTAGCCCCAGCCACGGCCTGGCCGGTTGTGGTCTGTACAACTCCACGATATCCGGTCTGAGCGACAACCGGAGTTGCGAACAGCAGCAATACAAGGAGTCGCTTCACGACACGCTCGCCTTGAGTGTCAGCGGGCCGCCTGTCAGGGCACTCAGTGTGATTTTATACAGAAAGCTCGGCATAATGTCGGTGAATATAGCCGGATTGACCGCATGGAGGTCGAACGCAGTGTCTGCCGTACTGTAAGCGCTCCATGTCGCTCCACCGTTCGTTGAATATTGCAGGTTGATGGTTGCCGCAGAGAATGTGCCGATGCCCGTTATCGCAAGGTTGCGCTTCTCGTTCGATCCACCCGGATGAACAGTGAAATACAAACTGTCTGCCGGGCCGCTTTTGCCGTTGGCAATCGTGATCGGGATATCGCCAGAGAAAAGCAGGATTGACTGAAATACCAGTGGCGTTGCCATGTGCTCTCCTTAATAACTTCCCCGTGGAGTATAAATCACGGGCTTCCCAAGCTGCTGCAATTGCTTCCCAGCTCCGGGCTTCGCGGCAAGAGCGAGCCTGTTTAATTCTTCTCTAGGGACTGAAGCCATATAGTTCGGAACTTCCCCCTCAAATTCTCCACGTGGCTCGGGAATAACATTCACGTCAGGAGAACCAGGATTAAAACCTCCCATTCTCGCAGGAGCTTCCTGCGGTGGTGCTGCTTTTATTTTTGTCGGAATCCAGTTTGCTTCCCTGTTTCTCACGGCCTGCTTGACCTCATCTTCCTCTTGCGGAAGATATTTTCTTAGGAACGGTACGCTCTCTAAAGCATTCCTGACCGGAGGATAATTCATCAATGGCCCACCCACAGCTCCCATGAGTCCACCCGTTGCCGCTGCTTTCAAAGTTCCACCTACGTCTGGCAATTCTCCACGCCATGCATCGGATAGCCCATGCTCCAAGGCCCCGACTCCAGCGCCTGCCCCTGCTCCCTTAGCAGCCTGAGCTAGAAGCGAACCGCCCTCGCCAGGGCCTGGAATTGCCGCAGTCAGTGGCCCTGAATATCCCTCGCCCATCCTTCGCGTCGTCTGCTTCATTTGCTGATCGGCTTCCTGCTCGTTTTTTGGCGCGTAGGGATGCCCGGCAATGTTCGCAAGTAAATCAGCACCTTTCCCCGATTCCGTAGCGGCGGCTGTCAGTGGTGCAGTTCCCTGAGTCTTCGCATCCGCCTGAGACTTCGCAAGCATTGTTTCAGGGTCAGGATTATTCACCGAGCGCAGAAACTCTTTTTGCTGGTCGGGAGGAGCCTTTGCATAGTCCTTATCAACAGACATGAGATAAGCATGCTGTTGGTCAGACGGTGCGTTCAGAAAGTCCTGATCCTGCGCGACTCCCATTATTTCTTCCCTTTAGACCAGTCCGAAAATGACGGAACGCCACCAGCTGGTGCAGGAGTTCCGCCGCCAGCAGCAGTGCCTGGCGTGTCACCCATGCTCGCGTAATCTGAGAGCCATTCCTTCGCCACATCGAGCGCCTGGACCATATTGTCCGGGTCCTGCTTTCCTGCATCGAACATCTGCTGGAAGTGATTGTAAAGTTCTCCGCTCATTCGGCCCCGAGCGTGTGCCAACGTCACAGCGGTAGACACCAAACTGATTTCATCCCGGTAGTGAGCAAAGCGAGGATCGGAAATACCAATCTTCCCCTGAATGAAATCGTTCCAGCGCCCGGCACTCGGACCAAGCAGGTCTTTGACCTGTGCAGTTTCAGTCAATGCCTTGTCAATCTCCGGCAGCGTGGTCTGCGCCTGCTGTTTCATCGTTTTCATTGTGTTCGTGAGCTTGTTCGGGTCCTGAGCTATCGCTGCGCGTTCGTTGGCGCCGGCCTCGCGCTCCTGAGCGATAAGCTTCTCTGTATCATCGTGCAGCTTAGCAACTTTTTCACGGGAATAGATGCCCTTATTGGCAATATCTTCCCTGGTGGCGTTCTCGTCCCCGGAAATCTTTGTCTTTGTCAGATTGCCCTTATCAGCAATGTCCTCATCTTTAGCATTACCGGCAGTAGCTCGCGTATCGGCTCCCGCCTGCTGAGTTTCCACGCGCCTTTGTGCTGCATCGGCGTTATCTCTCGCAACCGCTTCCTTAATCTCGCCTTCCTGCTCTGCAATATCCGGTTTCTCAGTCGCCACTTCTCCGGCAAGGTTGCGCTGAGATTCTTTTTGCTTATTCAGATCGCTTCCAGGAACAAGCGATGTTTCGGCTGGGGCTAGTACGTTACCTGCTATATTCCCGGCAACAGAGAGAGCGTGCCCTACTTTACCAGCGAATCCCGGATGCTCGGAGATGGGAGAACCCCAGGGATGCGAGGTCCCGTAATCCTGCTGTGCCTGTTTCTCTCGGAAATAACCGGGAGTCAACGGCGGCGCTTCAACCTGCGGCATTCCCGCTTTGAACTGATACTGCCCTTCCTGTTTGGGAGTTCGACCACTCGCCTGTGCGAGGCCAGGAAGCTCTGCCGTGGTCGCCTGCGGCCTTTGCAAATTCGGTGCCGGTGCATCAAGCCCCATCCCAGCAGGAGCGCCAGCCAGAGAGGGAAATCCCTTTGCGCTATGGGTTACGGGGTCGTAGCCCATCAAATCATCGAGATCGCTGATTGAAAGTCCCATTATCCGCCTGCGCCCGCTGCCCCAGAAGCTGCCTTAGCTCCATTGGCGAGCATGTTCCCTATGCTTGTCAGATCCTGGACCCAGCCCGTCTTGTCTGCATTGGCTTCCGCGTTCACATCTTGGGGTATCAGTCCCATCGCTCCGAGCATTCCGCTGGTATCGGTGCCGTACAATCCCTGCAAGGCCCTCTGGGCGCCCTGCTGCTTCTGCTCGCCGAGTTCCGCTGATTTATTCGATACGTTCAGGGCGTTCTCACTGAGCTGCGAGCCTTTCTGTCGCGCAGCCTGATCGAGCGCCGCACCATATCCTGAAGCATTGCGTGTGCGCCCAGCCGTAAGATTTGCCTGTCCGGTGATCCCTGAATTCGCGCCCCCGGCACCCTGTTCTCCTGCCACGAGCATGTTGTTCTGCTCAGTGGGCGTGTAGCCGATCGGGGTATTTGCTTCGCGTTCAAGTCCGGGGAGAAGTGAACCGTATTCCTGTGTGGCGCGGCCTCCGTAGGTATTGGCTGTTCCTTTGGCGGCATTTGCAGCGGCTCCGGCCTGTCCTGCTGCCGAACGGTCACACAGCATCACCGGGCCATCGTAAGAATAGGAGTCCTCGAAAAGAATCTCGCCTGAGTGGATGTCAACAGTGAGGCAGCGGTAAATCTTCACAGGCGCTCCTATAAGTTCAAACTAAAAGGGATGAATGAGCCCTTAACGAACCCAAGCGCCTGTAATCTCTTAGCGAAGGATTTTGCTACAGAGGCAGGCACAAAACAAGTTAATTGGTCAAGTCCCTTACGCTTCGCTTCCGAAGCAACGTCCTGAGTAAGGTTTTGCAGTAGTTCCCACCGCTGTTTGGCCGTTCCCCACGAATGATCGACCAGAAGCCAGACTTCCGAGGTCACTTTAGCTGCGGCAATCATTCCCACGCGTCCCTTTTCATCTTCCACTACGCGCTTAACCAGAAACAGAGGGTCGGAAGTGTCAGGCCTGCATTCTGGTGGAAGCTGCGACTGTGAGAAAATGATTTCCATTGCCCCCACATCATTCGAGTTTAGATCGCGTATCTTCATGCTCGTTTTGGTCCTAATGCAGGACGATAAAGAACCTTCCCAAGTCCCCATCCTCCCTGGGTGCCATTGGGAGAAGCCGTACCACTGCCGGTCGATTGCAGCGGCGTTAGCTGAACCGTTCCACCGACATTCACCGGCGCTGGTAACACGCCTCCGTAATTCGTCGGAACTGCCGGTGACTTACTTCCAAGGTATTGCGGAAAGGCTCTGAAATACCAACTTTGAGCATCGCCAGCGTCATTCTTTGCCGGAAGGGTAGCGAACAGCACGCGCGAACTCCCAAGATCGAAAGGATGAGGAGCTAAAAAGTTCGGTTCTGTGGCGGCTTCCACATGGTACTGGATATTTCTCCGAATCGGCGCGTTATGCGTCAGTGTGATGTGAACCAGCCCACCGGATGCCTTTACGTTCACACCGTCAATCACCGGCGGTGGCGGCAGTGAACCTGTCGGGTCAGCGCCAACGTGAGTTCCAAGATTATTCACCGCTTTTTCGATGTTCTGGAAGATCGTCACGAAGAAACGCCCGAAAACAGGGATTCGCCTGATTGAACCGAGTTCGTTGTTGACCGTGAGAGGCATCAGTTCGATCCTCGCACAGGAATCGTGGGATCGGAGCGCATCGCCATCACGAGTTGTGACAGATTAAAGTTATCTCCCACCGCGTTGGTGCTGAACTGCGTATAAAGTCTGGATGCGGTCTGATTCAGTGGCATTTCAAGATCGCCGTACGTTGGCAGAGTCAGATTCAGCGTACTCGCGTAGGGAGAACTGAGTTTTTCTGGGATAGCCTTCACGCTGAGAGCGCCAGAGCCGTCAATCACTCCGCGCAGAAGATAATATCCATGTCGTACGACTCCCATTTGCAGTGCCTGTCCGGTTTCCGGAGTCACCCATCCGTAGGTCGTGTAGAGTTCATTGATAGCGAGGCCGTCATCGTTGGTTGAGCCTTCGATGAGCTGGTAGGCTTTGCCAGTGCCCATTGAATTTCCAAGGAACATCGGCGTGGTGCCGTCCTGTCGAGTAATGAGAGCCCCGTAAGGTGCCTGAATATTCCAGATCGTCCACTTTCGGGACTTATCCCGTGCGAGAAGTTTTCCGGTAAATGCTGAGGACCTTACCGCTTCGTCAATCAGCTCAGAAATACCGTTCACGTCCACGTAATTCAACGCCAGGCATACATTCGGAGTCGTCGGGTTCGCATTTACCGGGGCAAGTGGCAACCATTGGTTCGGAGTCGCCAGGGGAACACCAAACACGATTCTCCGATTCACAGTGTCGTTCGATACCCAGAGAGTATTCCCGTACGTCCAGTTAATCATATTCCAGAGAGAACGAATCTCAGGTCCAAGTGGCACAGGTTCCCCGCCATTGAATCCATAGGGACCTTTACGAGAAGCGATGACGGCCCAGTCCTCTCCGGAATCCACACCATTCACGCTGGGAGTTCCCACGATGTTGGAAACGGTCCGCAGGGTCCACCCTTCCGGTTCGGATGTCTGGTTGTCCTGAGTGGAAATCAGCGATTCGGTTTTCAGGATGTACAGATCATCGAACAGCGTGAAGCAGGATCTCACCGACTGCTGGTTGATAAGTGAAGTATCAATCGGGCCGGTTACCTGATCGAACGCTTCGAAGTTGGCTTCGTACGAACCGATCACGTCCGTTTCAAGTACAGGCTCTTCGGTCGGGAATACCTCAATGCGGTCAACCTCTACATTCTCACCGTTCGCAGAGTTCTTGAAATACATCCGCAATTGAAGGTCAGAGGGAATCTGCCCCGTGAAATCATTTGTCAGCAGTGTAGTACTGTACAGCCCCATTGTGGTCGTCATCCCCGAGGTCGGGAACGACGCCGTACCATAAACCAGATTGAAGCTCGGGCTGTACAGATCAATCGTCAGGACACCGGCGGTCGCGCCGGATGGAGTTCTGGCCGCTATTCTGACGCTGTAGGTCGTCAGTGGTTCGATGATGGCGACATTGTACTGATCCTGAAAAGCTCCCTGAGTAATCAGGCCGAGGGTCGCAACCGTCCCTCCGAATGAATTGCTGATGAGGTAACTGTTTCCGAATACGGGTGAGAGTTGTAGATTCCCTCCTCTTCCATTCACCTGGTCAATAGTCCAGCCCAACGGATAGACCGCGCTCGTCTGACTCGTCGGAAGATAGCCGCCATCGAAGGTCAGGTTGTTGAAGTTCGTAATTTTGTCAAGCGTCCCCCAGTAGAACATTCGTCCCGCATACGGAATGCACCCGAGAGAAGGCCCCAGTTCCATCTGGTTGAAATTATCATTGCCCTGAACATCAATCTCATCGGCAGCAAGAAGCACAGCATCCGTAAATGTGAACGTCGCTGAGGTCGTTGTGTTGTCGTTGATGACCGTGGAAGTATAGGTGATCGTCTGGCCGTTTGAGACGACTGAAACGGGTTCGGGGATGACGTAATAGTATCCACCCTGCGCCCCCGTGAAAGCAATCCATCGTGCTTTTGTGTTTGGAGGACCTATGGGAATCAGCGTGGCGAAGATGGATGATGCGTCATCGGGAAGAGTGAAAGTAGCGAACGGAGAAGGCTGTGTCAGATAATCGGAATCGGTCAGGAACATCACAACGGCCTGTCTCGTGCCAGCTCCGAGAAATCCTGCTATCGAAAGCGTCCCGCCGCCATCATTCCCGAGGATCGCGGTTGTTGCGGTCCCTGCGTACAGGGGCGCCGGATCAATCTGGAACTCAGTCCCGTTGATGATTCCATTACCCGATTCAGCCGAAGACGTGACGTTAGCACCCACCAGATTCACTGTGAACGAACTGGAAGTCGCTGACACAACCACGCCATCCACGATGTTGAATATTCCTCCACCATTTGCCGTGTTGGTAATGGTCACAAGCTCCCCAGCCGAAGGATCGGTACCGCTCACCAGAACATAATCATATGTCGCCACGTTCGCCGCGAGGCTGGTCGAGGTAATCAGGAGCTGTGCTCCGTTGGGAGTGAACAGAACGGTCCATGTCTGGTTCCACGTCGCATTGCTGTTACCGGCAAGGGAGATGGAAGTCCCGACCTGAACTCCAGGCACCGGAACCGTGGTTGTTACAGTTGCCAGGGATGATTGATAGGACGAGCTTGTCGCAGGCGTCACGAAGGCGTTCTCCGTTGACGTGGCTGTGACCGTGAAATAATTTATGGGCTGGGCAAACAATCCCGCAGGCTGAACTCCGATCCCGGTGATGATGTAGGTCAGATTCGGGCTGACTCCTCCCACGCTCGCAAAGTTGGCGAGCACTACTCCGAGCCCGACCTGTAAATCAGGGTCCGGTGTCGTCGGTCCTATCCCATAATAAATCGTGATGACATTACCGGGAGTGTGTTTGACTCCTGGGCCGCTTGACCATAGCAGCGCCCTGATAGGAACCCCTGAACCTGTATTCACCACCGCTGCTGGCTGAGTGATTCCGTTTGGAGATGCAGCTTCTGGATACGTTGTGGAGCTGAAGCTGAACGCCGGGGCCGCGCCTGGTCCGACCTGCGAGACTCTGTTCAGAGTCGTTCCGTCCCACTGCCGAGGGATGTCGTTACCGGCCGTGAGATCGGAGATCGCCAGATATTCCACCGCATCAAGCGTAGATCCATTGGCGAAGCTGTTGGGTGCAATCCCGGTGAATATCGAAGTCAGAATCCCCTGATCCGAGGTGACGTTCTCGTCCCACAGCGTCCCGAGTGCGTCCAGCGCCAGTGTGTCGATCTGTGAAATGCTTTCTCGCTCGTACGTTCCAAACCAGTTGAAGTTCTGCCTCCCACTGGTCTGTGACACAGTGCAGTCCACATAGTCGATGTAAGCGGTAAAAGTTCCAATAGCCTGAAGCACTACTCCGAAGTTGGTTCCGTTCACGTCCGAATACGCAAGCGTCGTACCCCAGATATCCGTTGGTGAGCCAAGCACAACTCGCGTCGGGCTGGAAGTCAGTGCGAAGGTCTTTACCGTCCCCACCGGGACACCTGCCTGCAATAGCTGCGCGGTCAGGACTCCGGTCCCTGTAACGTACCCTGTAACGCCAATCTGGAAACCGGTCAGGTTCTGCGACGGGAGACTGAATCCGAACGTCTTTGCATATAGAGGGTCTGAGATATCACCTGAATAGCTGAGTTGCATCTGCACGTTGTTCAGGCTATAGATTCTCGTGCCTCCGCCAACACCATTCTGGGCGATGAACTGAACGCCTATCGTGTCGCTCGTGGAAAGCGTTGCTCCCCAGGAATCTCCTGAACCTCCCAATGTGTACGTTGCCGGGGACGTCGAACTCAGGTTGATTGTCTTGGTATTCCCTACCGGATTCCCATTCTGAGTGAGCTGCACGATCACCAAATTGGTGAAACTGACTGAATTTATGAACGCCTGGAAAGATACGATAACGCCATCGACAGCTTCAGAAGCAGGCAGAGAAAATAAGAACCCGCTCGCAACCAGCGCAGAGGATGGTCCACCGGAACCGGATGTAAGCGTGGCATAGGACGCCCCAGATGTAACATCGTTTGGATTTGACCATAGAGGGCCAAGCAGCGGTCCGTTCGCCCCCATTCCTGCAATGACCAGCGGAGTCGTCTGAGTTGCGGATGGAGTCGCTGATGCGTAACTCGCATCGTGCGCGGTTATTGCTCCGGGATTGGTCCAGGGAGAAAGCCCGGTGAGTGGTGCGGTCCCTGACTGACAGCCATTCGGTCCCGTGGACGATCCGCTGAAAGCGAAAGCGCTCTGCTTGCCGGGGCGCATCTTCACGCCACCGATAACGAAATCGGTGTCCCAGGTAAGCGGAGATGCACCTTCGGGAAGGCTCTCGGGAGAGGCTTCAGTGTAAAGTCCCAGGAAGGCGGTGAGCGGAACCTGGGTATATCCCTGCCCCGCGTTAATCACCTAGACCTTCAGGTACCATGCAATGAATTCTATCGTGTCCTCGTACGGTCCCGACAACGAACCAGCAGCAGAAGACAACTGCTGAAGCGGCGCGGCCGTGGTCAGAGAGCCCGACAGTGGCACCTGTAGAATCATCATCGTTCCGGTGGCCGTAATTCGCTGGTAGATATACCCTGAACCTGCCCCGGAGTTAATCAGCACGCGCAGAGGCACGCCGCTGGTTGACTTGACCGCTTCGAGCTGCTTAAGAACAGAGTCCAGAGGGAACCCGCCAGCAGGATAGGTGTCATTGAATCCGCTGACCTGAAGCGTCCCGAAAATAATCTGGCACTTCTGGTCCACGGTTGATTTGGTCACTGTTGCAGTAAGTGTGCCTAACGCCATCGAGTTCTCCTTTACGGCAGGTTGATGTTTCCGCCTGGATACGGATTGTTCGTCGCCCCGAACTGCTGACGAAGATAAGGAATCTCCTGCTGCCTGCGTACGTACCGATTCACCATCAGGAACAGATACTCGTCACGGTCAGCCTTCATCTGCGGAGCAATCGCAGCGCCTCGGGCCGTTGCGAACCGGTAAGCAATCTCATACGCCAGCGCGTCCTGAGAGTCGATGCTGCCTATCGTGGTCACAGTAAAATCAGAATCTGGCTGAATCTCGGTAATAACCTGTGCCTCGTAGCGAAGGCGCATGTCCCTTGATTCTGTCGAGCCAATCAGGTTGATCTGATCCGTGCGCCATTCCCACTGTCCGAGACTGGGATACTGAAACCGTGAAATCAGTCCTGACTGAGGTTCCTGCATCTCAACAAATGGCAGGCCGGCCCCAGTCTGCCGCTCCCACGCAAACAGAGGAACGATCAGATCAGGCGGCAGGACAGGCACGGGCCACATCTGCGTGCCATCGTAGAACCCGCTCCATGAAATGAACTGCTGCACGGAAGGATCAATATTCTGCACCGGGAGGATCGGGGACAGAATTACATTGTCCTTGATGACCGTGGAAATATTGTTGTTTGCAAACTCAAGACGCAGCCGCCTGATCGCCCCGTTAATCAGCGGAATTGTAAACGGGGCGGTATCGGTCAGCACGAGGCCAGTGCCACCGTAAGTGTCGTTCACGAGGGCGCGAGCGTCCTGAAGCACTTCCTCAACGCTAGGGTACGGCCCTGTGACAACTATCGGCATTTGTCCTCAAACATCATCGCAGCCCGGCAACGACTGAACTCAGGCAAGCCCAGGAGAAGTCACCGGGCCACGATGAAGATTATTCGGCGGTCTTCCCCGTTGCCGCCTCGTAGCGTTTCCTGTCGATGACGCAAACCATATCCATCGAATTCTTGTGATACGCAATGCCCTTGCGAATCTTCTCTCCGCAGTTCGGGCAGTTGGTCGGCATCTCCACCTGCGCGTGCCAGCTTGCTTCATACTGGAAGTAGTCAGCCGCCATGTGCATGTCCTGGGTGATGTCTTCGAGCTTCCCTTTGCGGGCCAGTTCATCTGCCCGGCCAATCAGCACCCGGTAGTGCTTCTTCATCTTCTCGGTAATCTTCACGAGTTCTTCATCGGAAGGAACTTCAGACAAACTCCAGAATACTCCGAACTTCGCCATGTCCTGGCCGCTGGAAATAATCTGCGATTCATCGAGATTTGCCCACTGGTCAATTCCAAGATTCGCAGGGTTAATCAGGTCGGTGGCAACGCGCTCACCGTATTCCGCATGGGTTCGGGGAAGTCCTGTTGCATCATCCGCCCAAACCTGAGTCATAATGTTTGGCAGCTTGAAAGCCAGCTTGTAACGTTCGCCCGGAGGGCACGCGGGGATGTTCCCCTTTACCAGCGGATGCGTGATGGGATGATTCTTCCCGCCGACATTGAACACGTAAATGAAGTACTCCGCCTGCCGCACCATGTTCGGGTCGGACCGCCAGTTGATCTGGTTTTCCTTGACGCCCATCTGATATCCGGGATCGGTGGTGTCTGGTCCCTGCCCAGCCTTGATCGGCCTGGACTGTTTCGTGATCGTTGCGTTCGCTGACATGGTTCCTCCTGAGTTCAGTTAAGCACTGGCTTGTTAAAGGCCGAATGCCCCCTGCGTAAAATCCTCTGCATATACATGGCCCGATCCCAGTTGCGTTTGATCGCTTCGATCTTCTTGTCGATGAGCGAAGTCCTCATGCGCTGCGCTGCAAACGACACCGGGCCAGCCCACGGACTTGCATTCCGGATATTGGCCTCGATGCGATCCTCTCTGGCCTTCTCAATACGCTCCCGCTCCGCGCGAAGCGCGAGCCATCGCTGCCAGTAAGACACGTCCTGACTCTGCCGGATAATCGGTATCACCTTGTCGATGATTACTGAATTAAGCGGCATGAACTCCCGCACCAGCTTTCCATTCACAATGCCTGCCCAGCGGAACGGCTGCACGACTTCGTAGCGTCTCTCTGCGTCGTTCCACTTCCTGAGCGCCCAGCACTGCTCACCGAACAGGGAGAGCATCACGCCAGCCTCGGTGCGAACTGTAGCCGTCTCGCCCCAGATAATATCGAAGTTCGGCTTTCCGAAGCGGTTAATTCCGCCTGCCCTTGTGATTCTGCGCTGAAACTCCGATGGGCACTTTCTCCGCTCGGGGCCTGGGATACGGTAATTCATCCTCTTCTCCGTAAATCTCCATGCTGCGTACCAGAAGAAAATCTCCTTCTTCCGTTGTTTCTACCGTCATCTCTGAATACTTCGAGAAGATAACGATGGTTCCGGGTTCAAGATCAATGGGAATCAGTTTCCCGTCGATGACTTCTCCGCGTCCTACTGCAATCACTTCTCCCTTATTTGAAGGAGTGACTGAAGAATCAGGACGGATGATTGGTGAATCAACGTCTTCCTTGATGCGCCTGATAAGAACCAGATCGTTTCTTGGTCTTAGCATCTTCTCTCCTGAGTGAGAGGCGTGAGCCGAAACCCACGCCCCTGGTTAAGTTACGAAATGGCCGGTTGAGCGCAGGATGTCAGGTAGCAGCCAGATCTGACGTTTGAGTTCACCAGATTCAAACATGCGTTGTAATAGAAAATGTTTGAGGTCAGGTAACCACCAGTGTTGATATCAACAATTGGAGCGACCGTCACGCCGCTGCCAAAGTCATACAGCTCCAGCGGAATCATTTCTCCCATGTACCATGTGCTCGGGCAGAAGGCGTCAATGCGTCCGGGCAGCGCGTTCCACGAGACGTGCAGATCGCGCCCCCCCCATGTCTTCGGGAAGAAACGCTTGGTGATGTCCGGTGTCACGTCACCCTTTGCATCGGGCACATTGAAGTAGTTTATGGTGTAGTAGATATTCTGAATCGCGGCAGCCTGGTCAGGACCGCAATAGTAAATCAGGTCCTTCAGGGCTTCGGATTCAGGTCCAAGTGCTCGACCAATCAGCGTGCTGATCCGCGTCTCAGTGGCCTGCACGACTGCCTGACCGTTCATGTTGATTGTGGGAGTCGAGAGCCGTCCGGGGAAAGAAGCGCGAGGCAGACCGTTGAGCGATCCGACGTTGCTGTTCACCTGATAGGCGCGAAGTCCCATCAGCGAAGAACCTGCGGCACCGGAACCGCCGTTGATGACCAGATAATCTCCGGTCGTTGTTCCGGCTGGCAAAGCACCGGCAGAGTAGAGCGTATTGCTCACGCCATCGACATAGGAAATCGTGAACGATCCGCGATTGGTTCCACCGATGGATGAGAATACCTGCACAACCTGCTGATCGGCGAACTGCACGGCCACGTTCATACCAACAATCGAAGATGTGGACTGGCCGGAGCCGGTGTTGTTGTTTACCGTTGCGGTTGCCGGGATCTGATCGAATGCGCCGGAACCGTCAGAGTTCATCAGCCCTTCGAGGCCCTGTTCGGCCTGCGTAAGGCTGTTCTTGAGTTCCTGCGCCTGAACCTTGAATCCGCCTTCACTGCGCTTCGGTCCATTGGTTGCCATGCGAGCAAGGTAGGTGATTTCGCAGCCGGAGTAGAAGAACACCGGGGAAAGCGCCATACCTGCCCACTGCGAACCAGTGCCACGTCCAAGTGAGTCGCCGTTGCCGGTCCCTTGCGTGATTGCAGCGCCCGCCTGAATCCTCATGTTGACGCGGAACGACGGACGGGTAACGCCACCACCACCAGTGATATTTGAAACAGGAATGACTGTTGCTTTTTCCTTCATCAGACGGTACAGCGTGTCTGAGTCGTACATCATGTTGGGGATATCTTTGGAGAAGGCGTCAATTTCTACGGCTTGTACCGCAGCTTCTGCGAGCGGATTCGCCATGTACACACCTGCACAATTAGCTCAAGTCGCCTCCTTTTTCGACCCGCCTGTAGGTCCAGCACAAAGGATGTGCAGCGTTTTTGGCGTTGGCACCGTTGCGGTTTTCACTCCGCACGGCTGTACTGATAACTACGCCTGATTCAGCGACAACGCTAGGTTGTCGAAGCTTTGACGATCCAATTTTCGGGGCGATAGCGTTGCGGTGCCGTCTCGGCCTAAGCCTAGGAAGTAATCAGTTAAGCCCCGTCCCTGAAACTTCCCGCAACGCTTGCAAAATCTTATATCACTTCTTCCACGAAACCGCACGCCCTTTTATGGTTCCCTTTCCCTGCATCCACAGCAATTGCCAGCCAGCCACCTTGTCGATGTCCTTCACGTCCGGCTGTTTGGAGAGCATCCCGCTCGGTCCTGCACCGTTCCCGTTTGTCGCCACTTTCGGCTTCTGCGTTCCATAGCGTTTCTGCCAGGTATTCTTGACCGCCGTGACTGCTTTAGGAACGGCCTCGTCCAGTTTGGCGTTGATGTACCGCGTGATCTTCTCGGCGTTCTTTTCTCGCAGCAGAGACTTCACGTTCTTTTGGTAGTTGGCATCCTGCTTCAGAAGCGCATTGATCTGCGCGTTGACTTCAGTGACAAAGCCAGCCTTGTCGTTCTTGACCGAAGACATCGAAGCCAGCAAAGGCGTAATGTGTTTCTGAATCTGCTGGTTCATATGCTCGTTGGAAGTTCGGCCAAGACTGGTTCGGAAGTCACTTTCCTCGCGTTCGTTCAGTTTCTTCTCGCGCTCGGATAGTTCTTTTTCCTTCGGATTCTCAGCAACATTCTTAGATTGGCGCAGCGTTTCCTCGAGGTCAGTGACGAGGCGCTGGAAGGCTTCAGGGACCACCTTGCCATCCTGGCCGATTACACCGTAAGTTCGCAGCGTGTTTGCGATTACAGGAGCAACGGTGTTGCCGTAAGCATCACGGTCGAGATTGAAGAGTTTATTCAGGACATGCGGAGCAATCTTCTTGAAACCCTCCGGAGAAGTCTTGATGATGTCGTCCAGGAACTCAGGGCGTCCATTCGCGATGTCCTCATCCACGAGTCGCATGGTTTCAAGCTGCGACTGCATCTCGGAAATGCCTTCGGAACCGCCAACCAGATCGAGCGTGGACTTCGCAGCCATTGCGTCGGAGGGCTTGGGGAAAACCTTGACGAACGCCTGCTCGCGGAAATAGGAATCGTTCAATGCGCGTGCGACTTTGGCCTGTGCGGGATCGCCACTGTCGCGCAGCGTCTTGAGCGTCCGTTGAATATCACGCGGCAGGGCACGATTATCGCCCTCGACAGATTCGTCCTGACCTTCCGGCTTATCAAGATCGGGAGTAATCTCTGTGCCGGTATCCGCAACCTCAGTTTCAACCGCTGGTTGCTCGACTACTTCCGTTCCTGTATCTGCCGCAACTTCGGCGACTGCCTGTTCGTCGCTCATTGAATAGGTCCTCCTGGTTGTACGATTGGTGCGGGTGGTTTCTCTGCAATAGCCCTGGCTGCTACCTGCTGCGGAGTAATCTGGATTCCTGCCTGCGCGGCCATTTGCTGCTGACCTTCAGGCGGTAAATCCTTCAGCGATATCTGCTCGCTCACTGGTTTCTGTTGCGGCTGCGGTGCTTTAATCAGCGCCTTGTGTTCCATGCCGTGCAAAGCAATGTTCGCAAGGCCTGCCTGCTCCTCGGGAGTTCCGTTCTTCATCTTGCGGCCTGTCGGTGAATTGATGAACTGCCCACAGGTCGCAGCCTCCGCTTCGTGGTCGTCCCAGTCGGGATCGACGGGAACAGTAGAGACTTCAGGTGGTATCTGCTGAATCATCTGCTCAGCCTGTTGCAGGGCTTCGGGTGGTGCGCCTTTCATCTGTGCTGACTGCATGAGCTGCTGCGCCTGCTGAAGCTTCGGGTTTGGAACAGGCCCGGTCTTCATCAGCACTTCAAACTCGCCACGCTGCTTATCGACTGAATCCGCCTGGGGAATCTCGAAGTCAGTAAGGCCAACCGCATCTTTGGCCACCCGGAGATTGTTGGGCAACTGAAGCAGCGTCTGGATAACGGGGTTCTTTGAGTCCTGAAGCAATGCGGTGAATCTCTGCTGGCGCTGCGTCCACGATTCGGGGAAGCTCGTATCGGACTCCGGGAAGCACAGCACGTTGCCCTTGAGATCGTTCAGTTCGATGATGACGGTATCCGACTCCCCGATCAACTGCTTTACGTCTCGCTCTCGACATCGTGCAGCACACTGAACTGCCTGCCGATGGTAATTCGCGGTGGCAGCCTGAATTGAATGCCAAACCAGCCCAAGGCGTCCAAGAGCCTGATCGCGCTGTGTGGCGATACCGGAAGCGGTGTCGTTCCCCTCAGTGTCACCGCCTGAAAGTGCGGGATAAGCTCCGGTAAGTAGCTGTGCGATCTCATTGATCATCTTCCAGAGGAAGTCCGGCAGTTCCGGCTGATGCTGCGGCGAAGGTTCAATAAATACCAACTCGGATACTGGCGTACCCGGCTGGCGAACGAAAGGCCCTGATTCACCAGGATAGTTTGTCTGATTCTTAAGCGCCTCGATGTTGAATGCTTTTGAGTCGAAGTGCTTTCGCGGAACTGTAGCCACAAAGAATGCATAGAGCAAATCCACCAGGTTGTTGACACGCTCCTGTATCGGGATAAGCCACTCACCCTGACCCGGACAGTTCATGCTGTCGGAGGGGTTCGCCTTGATAACTGACCAGTGATCGTCCATGCACTCAGGTCGAGCGAAAGCGAAGGTCTTGCCAGCATGAACCACGAGACATCCGCCCTTGTCGGCAAACAGGCCCATCAGCTCGTCACGTACCGGAATATCAGAAACTTCCATGAACGCGGCAGGCCGGAACCACACGCCCTGCACGGTAACGTCATTCACCATCGAATCGCCTGTAACATACGAAGATCCAAGGGCCAGCCCGATATTGATTCGTGCGATGCGGTCGAGTTCATTCTCACCAGGGCTTGAGCTGGGCGCAATCTTGTCGGCGATCCACGGAAACGTAGCCTTGGCTATGGACACGTCCCATTCACGAGAAAGACTAAGCGCGTGCCACTGCGACTGCTTTTTGGTGTTGATGGGAACTTTTACGGATAGCTTGCCAAAGGCTTCTGCTACTTCTCGGCCGCGTGGTTGTTTTCCAGAACTTTGTCCAGATTCCTGTTGAATTCCTCCAGTGTTCTCTTGAGCCATTCCCTCGGTACTCGCAGCTTGGCCGGATAGTGTGTCCGGGTCAGGGGGTTGCTGCTGTTCTTCGTCTTCCGGGACGACTGGCTCTTCGTCCGTTTCCTGCTCGTACCCGAATTGCTGCGCGTCCTTGACGTACCGCGTGTAGACATGGCTTCTCCCGTCCGTGAACAGATAACTCGAGATATCCGTGTGCAGCGTAAGAAGATCGTTGTTGCGCTCGAATACCTTGATGAAATCCCCGGCCGCATCAGCCGCCGTGATGTCTCCGTCATTCTCAGGGTCTTCCGGCTCGAACCTGACTTCAGGCGTATCACGCGTGAGCGCCGACACAATGATGTCGTGGTACGGCGTGTAGATGTTCGTGTTCAGGCCGGGATTGGCGTTCCACGTCTCAGGGTTCTTGGCCTGCCAGGTGATCCAGCCTCCGCCTTTCTGGGGCAGCAGGTACTGATACCCGCGCTTGAACATCCCCGCTTTCCAGCTCTGCTCAACCTCAAACCTGCGAGCGGCCATATCGCGCTTGGCGAACTTCTCACACAGAGTCGTAAGCCACTGCTGGGCTTTTTCAGATAGCTGTGAGTTTTCTTCTGGAGAATAATCCCACGGAGCGATTACGCCAGGTTCCGGTAGCGAGGATTGCGGAGCTTGTTCGTCAGCCATTCTTTGAATGACGCGCCTTTGCTACGTCAGAGAACTTAGGGAGTCCTCCGTTAGTAACCTGGGATTGCCGGGGCCTGTTCCGGCGTGTTCTGATCGGACGTTACGCCTTCCTCGTCACCCTCGGGCTGTTCAGCGTTCGCCGCAGTCATACCCGCCTGATGTGCTTCGTGGGCTGAACCGTGGCTGGATTTGTGCTTGTGCGCTCCATGCGTTGAGTGCATGGTGTGCTGCCCACCGGAGTGCATGATGTGGACTTCGTTGGCAGGACCATGCTGCGCGACTACGGAATGAATGTCTTCGCCCTCATCGCCCTGATTCTGTGATTCAGGCTGATCGTTCTGCTTGGGTTCCATCTGTTGCGGTGGATGCCCGGACTGCGGTTTGGGCATTGGCTTTTTGCCGAAGAGCATCGTCACGTTCTGCCTCCTTCAAATCCAGCGCGTTCTGTTCCTGAGTTTTACGCCATCCGCCGACCAAAGGCAAATCTTTTCCTTCTGGTATGAATATCGGTTCTACCGGTTCAGCCTTCGATGCGTAGCGTCTCCCTGCTTCCGTCATCGGCATGATCGCCAGTTCCATGCGTTCGATCTTGGCCTGCGCGACTTCGAGCTGGTGACGCAACCAGGAGTTCTCGGTAAGCAGATGAGTTTCAAGTGCGGTGCGCCACTTCATTGATTCCTCCAGCGCGGCCCATAGGTCGGCTTGAAGTATTCGCCACTCTTCTCAATCTGCGCGTTTTGCTTTCGTACGAAGTGGTGACGGGCAACAGGATCATGGATCTGCATGGCGTGTTCGCGCATGATCGTTTCGGCTGGCTTGTTTACTTCCATCAGTTTGGACACTATGCCATACCGTGCGCCGTCGTAGCAATCGTCTTCGAGCGTCTCGGCCTTGTAAACGTCCTCAATGTCCTTGGAAGTCTTGCCCCCGCGAATCAGCGTAGGGATTGCACGTATCAGGTTCGGGCAGCAATCCAGAATCACAATCTCGTTGGCGTCAAACATCGAGTACATGAACGTCGCACCAGCCACGCGATCATCGGTAGCTCTTGAAGCCGGTGGCAGACCGAACTTGTACAACTCTTCGGTGAACTGGTCGGCCGGCGTATGTTGCGGTGAAGTACGGTTGAATCGCTCAGGCGAAAAGAATACGTGGGCGATCTTCTCCTCCCTGAACGTATACGAGTCGCGCCCGTTTCTCATGCGATGGTCAATCAGGGCGGTATATTCGGCGATCGACTTGTCATGGTCCACCAGCTCCCGATAGATCACGCAGCAACGTTTCCAGTCGTCGCCACGCCTGACCATCGCAAGGCGCATCCAGTACGTTACCCAAAAGTGCGCGAGTCCGTAGTCCGATCCGATCCAGGGTGTTTGCCAGTCTTCCCACTGAATCCGCTCCGCTTGATGCGAGAGAGGGATAACGTGCCGATCCATGCTGAAATTTGTGAAGTATTGTCCGCTGACGGAGTCAAGGTCTCCATAGAGCATTTTCTGCCGTAACTCAGGCGATAAGAGGTTGAGCCGATTGATATAGTCAGGATCTTTGCGCATAAGGTACGGGTTATCCAGCAGCGTGGAGTGATTGTAAAAGTAATTTTGGGGGTCATACGATTTGCTCTCCTCGATTTGGGCTACAGGGCGTTTCTCCACAAACAGTGTCTTGATCCAGCCGTAACCGATGCCATAAGGATTCGTTGCGCCAGCCATTGTTGGCGTCGGCCCTTCCACCTTGTTGCGGTTTGAGCCGAGAAGAAAGTCCCATATATCGAATGGGAACTCACCGGTCTCTTCTACGCCAATGAAGCTGAAGGAGGCAGAGAGGTACTGGTTCAGGTCCTTGATGTTCAGGTTCTCGCAATGGCCGAAATAGAGGAGTGATCCGTTGAACCAATGGGCGATGTGATCCTGCCCGTTGTACTTGTAGAGCTGACCCGGAACATCCCGTTGCAGGTCCTGAATCAAACCCTTCGCCAGTTCCTTGAAATCTTTACGCAACAGGAGTGTGTGGCAGCCCGGCCACTTCGTCATGTAACGAACAGCTTCCCATAGAAGAAACTGAGATTTTCCGGAACCGCGCCCACCAATGGCCATTCTGAAGCGAGCCCTGGACAGGTGCAGATCGCGTTGCTTTATTGTGGCCTGGTAAACATGGGAATCGTCCTGTTCGGCAACGGGGCGTAAGTCTATGAGTTTGAGCTTGCCTTCTGAGTCGAGGTACTTCGATAAATCACGCATCGCCCGTGAGGATTACAACCTGAATGGTAGTCTTCGAGGATTCGGCTTCAGCGCGGGCCACGGGACCTTCTACGCGATCAGCAACAGACTCAAAGTGGGACACTGAACCTTTGCCGGCCTGTCGAATCATAGCTCTTGCGATGCGATCACATTCTTTCGTGGTGAGTTGTCGTTCAAGGGCTTCGGTAAGTGGCTTAGTCTTTGGTCCACCAGTAAGATTGCGTCGCGGGTCATGCCCTTTTACAAACTGACCATTCGAGGGCCAGACAGGTGGCTGGATTATTTCGCCTGAATCTTCCATAAGTCTTTATCCTGCATTGACTTCGTGAAGCATCTTGAAACTCGTACGCTCGCCCAGCAATTGCCACGGCGGTTGCAATGGTTCTTTGGTCGTGAATGCGCGTCCGAGAGTACCGGAAGGCTTCACGATCTGCCATTCCCTGTAACTGTGAAACTTGCCGCGGCCAGCTCCAGCTTCTTCTCTGCGTACGATGTCGTCACCGAAAACCTTAGCACGATATTCTGAGTTTGCATAGAAGTCTTCAACCTGCTGCACGCGGCCCTCGAAAGTATCCGCAGTCAGGATCTTCGGGCCGTTGGGCTTGTTGTAACCGCTCCAGCCCATGTGAGCGCATTTAGGCAGCGCTGGCCAGCAGACCTGAGATTTGTCCTGCTCAAGGACACGCTGAATCAATCCATCCTGCTCATAGTGAGCCGCCATGTCGCCGGTATTCAGCTTTGAATCAGGAAAAGTATCTCGGATATATCCGGGCATGTCACTGTAGTATGAGATGTTTGCGTGTCGCGCAACGAGTTCGAGTTTGTCCGCTCGGAAACAAACTCCAATTGAGTAATACCACGGCGCAAATGAGTCATCACCATCCACGACGGGTGCATGTCGATTGAACGTCCAGGCGCAGGAAGCGAAAATGTCTGGATTATCGGCATGCGCCCTCCGGTGCCAGTCGAAGAAGTCGGGATAAACGAACACATCATCTTCGATCAGATAGACGTAATCGTATCGTTCCCTATGAGCCAATCCTAATGCTTCCATCGTGCTGTAGGTGTTCCCGTAAAAACCGTGCTTCCTGACGCCCTGCACACCCTGGCCGCGATCATTCCACACACAAAGGTCAATACCCGGAGCTGCCTCATTGATGCGTTTTAGAGTGCAGGTCAGCAATTCGGGACGTTGATACGTTGTCACGATCACGAGTTCGCTCATCAGAATTTCATCTCGTACTTCGGATCAACCGAACGACCATCAAGGTGCAGAGATCGCTTCATGTTTCCCGGCGGCGCATAGATCGCCAGCCTGTATCGCTCCCACGGAGCGCATTGTACCACTGAGTGAAGCTTATCTTCCAGAAACGTGCGGGAGTCTTCTGTGAAATTGCCGGCGATCAGCCTGCGATACCAGTCGGTTGAGGCGAGGTGTGGACGCGCGGAATACTGGATCGTCTTAATCAGCGGCCACCCTTCAGCTCTCCCACACATCAGATATTCGTGTTCAGGCAGAATATGGGATTCGTGCATAAATCTCACTGAGTTGTACTCCTCTCCGTAGATGGCCTGCATACAATGTTGCCACTCAATTGGCTCGTCAGTTACCAGCGGCGTATCATGCTCGACGTAAAGAATAAGCGGAGTCTTCACCCGAACCCGACACAGCGTTCGCTTCATCATCATCGCCTGATGCAGAAACTCAAGGTATACGATCACACGAATGTCTTTGCTTCTATAAAGCTTCCAGACATAGTCCGCATAATCAACCCTGCGATCTTCCTGCTCTGGCCTTATTCCGTCGCACATCACGAATATTTCAGACTTAGGCAGCCAGAAACGCACGCTCGCGATTGTCTGGTCAATAATCGCAGTACTCGGGTGCGAAGGGATTGGTGACGTTGGAATCAATACTGTAATCTGATCGTCTATCGGCATTGAAATTTAACCTTCGCAATATCTGCATCCATATCCCAGCAAAGCTCACGTTTGTACGCGCCCCAAAACCCCCTGCACTGCCGAGAGAGCGCGTCCCAATTCGCCAACGTGTCCTTCATAATGTTCGGTAAGTCTGCCCAATCATCAATGATTGGAAAGGGAAGCCAGTATCCCTGCTCGCAGAGATCCTTCACCATGAAAGCATTTTGCCAATAGCCCGACGGATAGTGCGGCCTCCAGTTGCGCCCATCGGCAATCGGCACGCAGCCAGCCTCAAGCGCTTCGGCCAGGCGAAAGCTATCGGGAGTACCATTCCCCGAGGGACACGGGATAACCTTAGCGCTGCACATAAGCTCATAATATTCCTCATGGGTAAGTCCCTGGTTAAATCCAGGCGTCGTGAAAAATAAGCCATTACCATCAGCATCCTTAAACTTCTGCAACTGCTCAACGCATTCGATGCGTCGTGTATTCCATGTCTGGACCTGCCCAGCAAAGGACCAGTCCAGGTCGCGAGAAGTCCCTCGGTTCTTTTCAATCATCGGCACAGTGTCGGGCGTATAGCCGAAGATGATCTTGCGATCCGCGAAGTCATGGACTCCTGGTATTGGACACTGATACCACAGCTTCATGTTCGGATGGCGAATCAGGTGCGCGGGGAACAGGTTCTCCTCGTCACCATAAACCACCATCACGCACCACTTGAGTCTGTTGATCTCACGGTTGATCCATGCCAGATCGCTCTGATGATGCGCGGCAGGGAACATCACAACGGCACCGTCATCCCTGAGATTGGCGAACTCGGTGATATGCGTGAAATTACCCCTGGCAAAGATCCCCTGGAATATGGTGTCGTCCCAGCAGCCGCGTGGATGCCTGTTGCTCCAGATAACCGTTGTGCTATTATTCGGCATTGTGAAAAAGACCTCGATTCCTGCTCCGCTTACGCTCTCTGAAAAAGGCCAGTTGCTCGTGCTCCTGAATCAGCATGAAATCTGCGAAGCCAATCTCGCCAGCGCACAGCACCTGCAAAAGATGACGCAGATGGCCGTGATTATGTACCGTCAGAACCTGATCGCATCTCGTGGACTCGATCTGACGAAGTGGGTAATATCTCCCGATCTTCAGACTTTCGTACCACGCCCACCGTCTCCAGAATCGTCTGAACCCGCTGCGAGTACGTTTCGTGCTGACGAACAATCTCCATCTGATAACGAACCCACTTCCGACGCATCTCCGGAAGCTCAAGAGAATCTTCAATCTGCTGTCTGAGATGTTCCAATCCGACGTACGGCAGGCAATATCCTGCGTGCATCCCTTCGCTGAAAGGGTGTATCAGATAACCACCGCGTCCAACTGTCTCCGGCACACGGTCTGACCAATAGTACGGCTCTCCCGCGAAACAACTATCACCAACCACTACTTTCGCGCTCGCGTAAGCATCGTTCAGATCGCCCTCGCGCACTCCTGTTATCAGCTTGAATCTCTTGCCATAAGTTATTTCCAGCCAAGAGATTAACTCTCCACGGAACGGATACTCGGGATGATAATTCCGGGAGCCGACAAACGCAACGTCACAGTCAAACTCAGGTCGGAATCTTCCGTAGTGGACTCCACGTTCAACAACTCCAGGTGGAAGCCAGACATGCCGGACGCCGCGAGCCTTAAAGCGTTCCTGATTCCCTCCATCTGCCGTGAAGACAAAATCACATTGCCACCATGGTGTGTTTCCAATTCCATCCTCCCGTCCATCCAGAATGTTAAGTCCCCAGTAACGATCCAAATGGAATCCAATTGTGGGGATGCCTGCCTTTTTAATGGCATCAAGGCCGATTGCGAATGCAGGATCGCCCGGAGTCTCCCAGGTGTGCGTGTGAATCCAGACGAAGGCGTCCACGTTGTTCATCAGGCATGCACTGACTATTTCTTTCCCGGTTGCGCGTCCTTCCTGGAGTTCGATGACGTTGTGCCCGAGATGCCGGAAGGACCACGCAAGCTCACTTTCGGTGGAGTAACTGACCCCAAAGTTACCCAGTATCGCAATACATCGAGCATCAGACGAAACATCAGAGCGAGTCCACACAACAGGCCGAACAGGGCTGCAATTACCAGCAGTAAAACCATCAATCACCTCTCCAAAGAGTTCCTCGAATCTCTTGTTGTTACCCTCAAACTTACTGCGGGCCTCCGGATCGTGAACCAGAATTCTGCTGGTAAGATAGCCCTGAGGGACTTCCGGGGCAGGAGCATTAAGGCCTTTCTCTACCTCATCCCACATCGCCTCTGCTGCTGCCCGAACGCCCTCCACCGGCACTTCCGCTACACTTCCGTGGTTATATCGAGTCGTACCGATTGGCTTAACATAATACTGCGCGTCAAATTCATCCATCGGCGGCGCGAGGGTAGTCAGCAAACTTGCTCCGACTGACTGTGACTCATGCAGGGCGTGCCCAAAGCCCTCATAACCGCTCGGGTACAGGTGAAATAGGTGCGAGTTCTGAAGTTCCTTCAGTTCATGCTCGGTCACTTCCTCGTAAAACTCTATGCCCGGAACCGGCTCGCAGAACCACCGGGAGACAATCGTGAGCGGATAAGGATTCTCCATCAGTTCCCATGCCTGAATAATCGTCCGCGTATTCCTGAGGGTCGAGTTGCCGCCGATATGCAGAAACCTGCGCTCTCTTTTGATGCTCGTATCCATCTGATCGCGAACAAGGAAGCCGGTGTAGATGCAGTGCCCGAAAAGCTCTTTGCAGATCCTCTCTGCATCGTGAGTCTTGGCGAATATCCTTGAGAAGCTGTCTCGGAAGATCGGCAGGAACTCTGGCTTAAGCCACTCGGGATTTACGAACACCCAGCTCTCCGGAGCCAGCGCAAGGTGGTGCTTCGGAGCAACCTCCAGGTTAATATTCAGGTCCGCGAGGGAATCGGACGACTCGTCATACTGCACGCCCGTTACTTCGTGGCCGCGCTTCTCAAGGAACGACTTGAGTAGCCAGAATTCAACGCCTAACCCTAAGGCTCTTAGATTCGTGACTATATTTATCTTCAGGACTGCTCCTCCTTTTCGCGTCCCTGCTTTAGCTGCGAGGTCCGCCCGGCAGACCAGACCTTATCTTTATCACTGCAATGGCCGAACGGGTCAGAGCACAGCCCTAAGCCAATCTTGCCGCCATTGTCCACCAGGATGTCCCCGCACATCGGACACATAAAATGCTCTCCACTGCTCGGGTCTCGGACAGCCATTTTCTCCAGCTTGTCGCGATCCAATCCACACGAAGGGCATTGCTTCGTTCGATCGAAACTCATTCGCGTCCCTGCCTTAGCTGCGCGGCCCGCAACTTAGGGGAATTATATAGTTGACTCCCTTTTCATCTTTTCCTTCAGATCGTGGGACTGAACTGCGGCGATGGCAAGCGCAGCGACCCTAATCATCTGCGTCCGAAAGTTAAGGTCTAATGCCCTTTCAGTGTGGGTACGGATGAAATGTCTCCAATCCCACTCGGAATGTTCAATGTCGTGGTCTGGACCTCCCCATTTCTTATCTTGAGTCATGCGTTCGCGCACAATTTCATCGAACACGTTCCGCATTGATCCAGTTGTGTTGATAGGTTGAATTTGCGTCACTTAAATCCTCCAAGGGAGTCATCTATATAATTCCCGAATCATCGAAGGAAATTCTGGAGGGTTTACCACGAGCCAACCTACGATGCGTTGGTGCCCAAAAAGCTCGACTAAAGCAAATGAAGTAAGCGCTGGCGTTTGCTTCGCTTCCGGCAGAAGCGCGAGTTGCTCAGATTTGTTTTCTCGTTTCACTTTTCACCTCGATCATCCACAGTCTAGAGCCGGAGTCGTCAAGCTCGCGCCTTGCGGGCTTTGGAAACGATCTCGCAAAACTGCTCGAGCGTTACGGTTACTTCTTTTCCGGAAGCGGTCACGGTCCGAACGTACTCGGTCGCGTGCTCGCGGTAGAAAATGAACTTGACGCCATTGTCCGCTTCGAATGTGGCTTTCAAGCCGTGTTCACCTTTTTCAGAATCACCTTCTGCGCGTATTCCCTAAGCCACAGCGCGTCCGCCTCGTCATCGCTCGTGACACCAGGCTTCAAATGCTGCGCGAAACGAATCATCGCTAGTTTTTCGGCGTGCCCGTCTCCAGTAGCGAAGCGCTTCAAAGTTCCGGTGTGCACCGACTCGTACCGCACTCGATGCCGCGCGCAGAATTCGTGTATCCGCGTCGAGAATCCGTGCGCGACTTCGGTTGCTGCGGCGCCGCGGTGATGCGGGCGCTCGTACACGACTAGATCGAGTTTCTT